AACAATGAGTATAAAACTTCATGGGCTAATAGTAAATTAGCTAAATGGTTACTTCGCAACGCCAAAGAAGTGTAAATTGAAATAAATAATCTTATAGAGGAGAATATACTATGGGATTATTTGATCCGACCACAGATACGCCCTTTCAAATAAAAATTGAAGGTGAGCAAATTAAATTAGAATTCGCCCGCGGTGTTCCAACTACATCACAAGGCACTATTACGTGGAATATCCCGCCGCCAGCACACGGCTGCCAAACAACAGAGGGTGGTATTGGGGCTTATTGCGGAATTGTAATCCTGCTCAGTACTGAGCCGCTTTCTGCGGAGAACAGACCCCAAGATGGCGCACGCTATTTTTCAGATCCAACTGCGGATCCTGATTTACATACCGGAGATAAAATTGGAAATGCGTTAGTCATCGGTTCTTTTTATGAGGCTGAAAAGAAAGCAAATAATCAACCTTTAACTACTTCATTTATTGTTTCTAATTTAAAGCCCAATATTGCTTATTTTGTTGCCGGATATGCTGTTGACTGTACTTACCACTATCATGGAGATGGTATAAGAGCCTATAGTTCTGAATTTGGTAAAAAAGATGAACCCGGTACAAATGCATATCAGACTATAAAAGTTTCAGAACCCGGTGAATGCACTTTGCCGTCAGACTCCACGGGTTTATTAGATGGTGCAATGTATGCTTTTGACCTTTTCATTAATGGCGATGTTCATAATATTAAAATAAATGGAACATATGCACCAACTTATGGTGAGCTTATTACTGAAATTAATAAGAGCTTAAAAACATTCGGAGATGATGTTATTATTTCTCCCGAACCACCCAATAGTAATACAATCTTTTGGGATACCACGGAATCAAAATTATATCTGTTTGATGGGACTGCATTTACAATCATAGACACCATTGTAGAAAATAAAGCGCCAGCAGATGTGCAAATTGGTGATTACTGGTACGATACAGCAAATAATATTTTACGTCGCTGGAATATACCTAATCCTTCAGGATGGAATGTTGTCGATATAATTAATTATGGCGCAGTCGATCCAGAAAATCTATCATGCGATGATTATTGGTTTAATGGTACACAAGGATATAGATGGTGCGATACGACTTGGTGCGAAAGGCCGACATATGTATCTGCTGTGGATCCTTTAGCAGGTCCTGTAATATTATGCTGTTCATATTGGTATGATACTGTTAACTTAACCTTATATAAGCGCAATGAAGCTAATGATACCTGGGAAGAAGTATCCGCCATTTATTGGGATTTTGCACCCAATAACTTACCCGATCTGACATATTGGTTTAATTTAACTGATAATACATTATATCAAATGATTGCGGGTTCTTGGTCAATACAAACAGTGACCATCCAAGAAACACCTCCATTTGCGGTAGATGGTAAATTGTGGTATCAAGAATCCACAGAAACATTATATCGCTATGACATAGGCACAACACAATGGGTGATTCAGTCAGTTCTCGTTTGGGCAGATGATCCATCCAATGTAGAAAGCTGTGAATTATGGTGGAATTCAACTAATGAGCTCTTGTATACATGGGATAGTGTACACGCACAATGGGATGAAGTATCATTTATTCAATCTGACACGGATCCTACTTTACCTCCGTCTAATGTTGAAGTGGATACACTATGGTATGACGCGGCAAATAGTTTACTATATTCATGGGATGGAAGCAATTGGATAGTAGTAAAATTTGCTAATAATCCAGCAGACCCGTTGATTGTCTCCATAGGTAATGCGCGAACGACTGAAGGAAAATGGTATATTTACGGAGTTCCAAATATAAATGTCTGGAATGAAATAGACCCTATTGAATTTGATTCAGATCCTAATTTTTATCCTACTGGTACATATTGGTTCGACACATTAAACAATAGACTTTATGTGCGCAATGGATTGCTTTGGGTAAATGTCATATTTACTACCACAAACCCATCTCCACAACGCAATACGAAATGGTATGATAGTTCCAATGATGTTCTTTATCAATGGATTGATTCACAATGGACAGAAATAGATCCAGAAGTTTATATAGAATTTGATCAGCAGTGTAATCTTGTTTTTAAAACACTTAAAAAGGGAAGTAGTGCACGCGTTACTATTCTTAATCCTAATTTTAATGGTAAACCTGCAAGTTATGGCTCAGGTTATGCTGATGATGAGTCAGTAAATACCGCATTCCCCACCACCACTTGTGGATATTATGGTGGTAAGCCTCTTCCGGATACTGGTGTTTCGAGACAAGGATTTTTATTCAATAATATTATACCTGCACCCCAAATCCAGCCTTGTGTTATGGGTACAGACGGCGTATCAGGCACACCGAGTTATGCGGAGATAGGTATTGGCGACGATGGAACTCCTGATGAAAAGCGCGAACTCGCTAGAAGTATACGCGAACAGTTAGGCTACCCAAGTGTTGAAGTAGAATTGACTACACAACAACTTAACACAGCCATTGAACTTGCCATAGAGATGCTTAGACAAAAAAGTTCAGCCGCCTATAAAAAGAAGTTCTTTTTTATGGATATAAAACCGAGACAACAACATTATATCCTTACGAATAAAGCTGCGGGTTTTGATAAAATTGTTAATGTAATGGGAGCCTATCGCTTCACCTCTGCGTTTTTAAGTACTGCTGGAGGTTCAGGCGTTTATGGTCAGGTTGTTCTTCAACATTTATATAATATGGGAACATTTGATTTAGTTAGCTATCATTTAGTATCTCAATATATTGAACAGCTTGAACATTTATTCGCAACAAGATTGACATTTGTATTCGATGAGCATGAACGAAAATTAAGTTTCTTCGATTCATTTATCTATCCTGAAAGAGTAATTTTAGATGCTACAACGGAAAAAACTGTCCAAGAAATACTTGTTGATAGAATGACTAAACCATGGGTAGAAAAATGGGCATTGGCTGAATCGATGTATATGTTGGCGCAAATACGAGGCAAATATTCATCATTACCGGGTGCCGGCGGGGGAATATCATTAAACGCATCCGATTTATACCAACAAGCAACGGATTTGAAGAATACATTATTACAAGAAATTGATGATTTCATTGCCAGTGATCCGGAAAGTTTAGGAATCGGTTCAACATTCATAATAGGATAATGTTAATGGAAGATCGAAAAATAATGATTTACTATATTTCCAAACGTATTAATAAAGAGCTTTTTTATTTACACGATGTGGATAATAAAAACGGCACAACACCTGGTGCTAAGTGGACGAGGGAAGTTGGTAGAGGTTTGATGTTTTACGACCAGCGCAATGCGCAATTGTTTATTGCTAAGTATTTGCGAAATCGCAACGATCTTTTCATATATCAAACTTTGCAAATATTGTGAGTTGATTGGAGATATAAAAAAAATGAAAGTAAAAGAATTACTATCAAGCGTAAAAACACATACGCCTTCGCAAATAGCTAAAAAACACGGCGTTTCTGTCGAGAAAATCCTTCAACAATTAAAAATGGGTATTGAAGTTGAGAAAGAGCATACAAAAGATACACGTTTATCTATGGAAATAGCTCTCGACCATTTATTAGAATTGCCGGATTATTATACAAGATTAAAAAAGATGGAACAGGACGCAGAGGAAAATGGCGAAGTGATACCTTCTTCTAAATTTGAACAACGATTAAGAACAAAAAGAGGTCTTCTTTATAATCCCGATGTGGCTGATACAGCAGCCGAATTAAGAAAAAAAGGTTTCGTTAGTTTTGAGGCAAAACCAACCGATAAAAATAAGCCTGAAAAATCATGGCAAATATGGGGTGTTTTGAAAAATGGTGAGCAAAAAATAATTAGCACAACTACTAAAGAACTTGCGCATGCTTTAGCAGCAGCATATTCAGCAGGGGGATATAGCAAACACCATATTCAAAAAGTAACTTTGGGGAGAGATTAATGGCTGATGTATGTAAAGGAACATATGGTCCTGTATACCCAGAAGACGATACCACACAGACCCCGTGCGTGCAGCGTCCTGGTACAGACAAGTATTGTCCGCCAAAGCCAGTCGATTTAACATGTAAGCCTTTTCAACTTACTGAAAATCGCGACGCATGCCTCATAGATGGCCTTGTAAATGAACACTTAAACATAGGCGGAGCTAATCTAAATGTTTTCAAATTACTAGGTGTTCATGAACAGGGGAAATTAGTTGACGTTACTGGCAAAGGAAATGCTATTGCCAATGGTTCTTTACCAAATTTTCCTGCATCAAATGCCTTTGATATCTATAACACTGAATGGCGTAGCATTCAAAAAGGTGAAGCTATAATAGCATCATCTTATTTGGGATATGATTTTGGTGAAATAAAAACCAATGATGAAAGTCGTCGCATGTACGGCATAGAGACGAGTGTGCGCAAACATATTACTGCTATTGCTCTTAAACAATCTAACTACTCTAAAAACCGCATTACTAAAGCGAGATTTGAACGCAGCGAAGACGGTAAGAAGTGGTATGGTGTGCAATCAATAATATTACCTGATGATAATTGCTTAAACACATTTCTCATCAAGGATAGTGTTCCATCTAGGTATTGGAGACTTCGCCCGTTAGAATTCAACGGCGGTTCTGGTGATTATTGGGCAATACAAGCCTTTCAAATGTTCCATGACTATATTGCGACTAACATTGATAACATACAAGATAAAGTTTTCATGGAAAACCGCGATAGAGATTATAGTTCTGAATCCTTTTTATTGAAGGGTTCTTATGACTTATTAGAATCGGCGACAGAATTATCAAGATTTGGCATTGATATGTCTAATCAAGCATATAATATTGTTATAAACTTCTCTGCTTGTGTTGCCATTCTCGGTCGACCTCTTATTATTGGAGATATCATGGAACTTCCTAGTGAAGCGATGTATACTCCACAAATGGAATTGGTTAAAAAGTGGTTAGAAATCACAGATGTAAGCTGGTCTTCTTCGGGGTATACACCTAGCTGGCAGCCCACATTATTGAGAATAACCGCGCAGCCTGCATTTGTATCGCAAGAAACGCAAGATATTTTTGGTGATTTAGCTGAAAATGAAGTCCCAAATCAACTTGGTCTAATGGACCAATATGATGGGAATAGTAAAGTTTATCAAGATTTATTTGATATTAGCGATACTATTATCGCAGAAGCAAAAAATGATGTTCCCGAAGCAGGCCGTGAAGGTTCTTCAGCGGTTAGACAATGGGAAGAAGAAGAACTTGCCGCGGCTGCTGAACAAGGGCTATTAAACCTTGGCAAAACGGGTCATCGTCCAACCGAATTATATGTCGAAGATGCTATGCCTCCTAATAATGCTCCATTTACTGAGGGTGAACATTTCCCACCAAATCCACAACATGGCGATTATCATAGAGTGGTATACACTGGGTTATCTAAAGATGTTCCAGCCCGCCTTTATCGCTATTCGGTAGCGAAGGGACGCTGGGTATTTTTAGAAAAAGATAAGAGAGCTGAACATAATCCCGCTAAGCCCACATTAGAAGAGTATTTAATAAGTAAAACACGCGTTCCGCATACAGATATTTCTAAGGAGAGGCCATAATGTCGGTATTCCGTGAATATTATTATAATAAACAAATACGCAATTATGTAAAACAATTTATGGCTGTCTTTGCGGGGATGAGAGTCCAAGTCGGATGGAACGAGGATAAAGAACCCCGTCTTATTTCTATACCCATCGCTTTCGCCAGCCGCGACCGCGTAGTAGCGCATCTCTTGACAGATAATACCCAGACAAAACCGCTGCGTTTGCCGATGTTTAGTGCCTCACTATCTGGCGTTGAAATGGCGCCTGAATTAAGGAAGGGCATTAGCACTGAGCGCCGCAAGACATATATGCCAACAGGTGGGTTATTTCCAGATGATTTTAAAGTAGTACAGCAACGCATGCCCGTGCCATACCGGGCGACTATGGATTTACATATGTTTGCAAGTAATCAAGACCAACATATGCAAATTCTTGAACAAATTCTAATGCTCTTCGATCCAATTTTGCAAATACAGACATCAGATGATATGTTTGATTGGACACAAATTACTACAATTGAATTAACAGGAGTAAATTTAGAAGAAGTTGTACCTATTGCGGCAGACCGACGAATTATTCAAACCACTTTGAATTTTAATTTCCCGATTTATATTTCAGCACCTGCGAATGTCCATGACAAATATGTTCGTGATATTTATGTTCGCGTTGGCGCTGTTAGTCAAGCAGCCGATACATCAGAAGAAGTTATCGCAGAACTCGATGCGCAAGGAATTCCGTACGACTTATATTTCACGCTTGATGATATAGTATTACCTAACGATTAGCAATACATTTATTACTACAATAAGTAGGAAAGGTATTTCTAAATTGACCAGTTGTTCGCATTTTTACTATCTTACCACAAGTAGTACATGTAGGCTGTTCGATAATTCCTTGAATAATACACTGTATCCTTGCCCTTAAATTAGCATTATACTGTAAAAAACAAGTCTGCTCTATTACTTTTTGCCAAAGTAATGGATGCTTTTTTAAATTAGTTATACCACGCGTAGTAATCCCTTCATTCGAAATTATACCGCGTTCTCTTAACAGATGTAAAAGTTGTCGGTTATTCATGAGACGGTGCCCTTAATCTTTACATACTTTTTATACATGGGAATAAATATATGTATAGTTATTAAAAAGGAGGTTATAACCATGCCAACACTAGTATCTCCCGGCGTATCCGTGACAGTTACAGATGAATCATTCTTTATTCCTGTCTCTGCGCCCACAGTACCATTATTTTTTATTGCAACCGCAGATGAAAAGATTCAACCCGACGGCGTATCACCTGCAGAAGGAACATATGAATACGACGTAGTACGAACAGTTACTTCGTTGAAGCAAAGTCTTCAGCTTTATGGTGTTCCACGATTCCTCGAAGATGCGGGAACAGGCGAACAATACCACGGCGACGCGCGCAACGAATACGGAGTATTTGCTTTAAATCAGTTCTTAGGAATTGGTAATCGCGGGTATGTTATTCGCGCAAATGTTAACTTAAATGATAATTTCGACGATGTTCAAACATTATGGGAAAATAAAATGCTTGAATCGAAGGTCGTTCTTGAAAATCTGATTAATCAATATATCAATGAATATAATACAGAAAATGGTTTAATCCCAAGTGACCCCGGTTATAAGCAAACGGTCACCCCAAGTGAATATATCTCACTTGCCAACGAAGCCACACAGGATATTTGGGATTCTTATACTTTCAGAAATGTTGAATCGGAGTTCATGGATGATCAGAGCGCCGCTCCGTTCGCTGTTTTTGCGGATGGATTCGATCAGCCACAAACCGGTGATTACTTTGGATTAACATATGTCGCTACAAATATCAGCACATTCCCTGGTTATCCCGGCGGCGATACAGTTACAGATGAATTCACGGCACAAGAAGGCGGTGATTTGTTATTATCCCTTGCTGATGACTTCAAATTTACGTCTCAATTCAAGACAAAAACGAGTCTTGGCGCAAATGATGCTGCACGCCGTGTCGCGATTACAACAGCATTACAAGCGTCTATCAATAGCAATACAGAGGTGCGTTCAGAAAACTTCGATTACAATTTAGTTCTTTGCCCTGGTTATCCAGAAGTTGTAGACGAACTACTTAATTTAGTCGTTGATATCCGCGAAGAAGCGTTAGTTATTGCAGACACGCCTGTCGACCGCACACCTGATGGTATTACAAATTCTGCAACAGGATGGGCGCAGACAACCGCGCGTCAACGCAGTGTCAACGTTGCGTATTATTATCCATGGGGATTAGCATCAAATCTTGATGGTAAAAATGTTGTTGTTGCCCCGAGCGGTATTGCACTTCGAACTTACACATATAGTGATGATGTGTCGTATTTGTGGTTTGCCCCCGCAGGTCTTCGTCGCGGTATCATTACAGGAGTCACAGGGCTTGGATACGTTACAGGACAACTTGGTGGTCCAACAACTTTCGTTGAAGTAAATCTCAATCAAGGTCAGCGCGATGCAATGTACCAATATGCACCGAGTGGTGATGTTAACCCACTAGTATTCTTCCCCGGCAATGGCTTTGTTGTCTGGGGCCAGAAAACTTCCGCATCAGCCGCAAGTGCTATGGACCGCGTCAATGTTTCGCGCTTGGTTAAGTATATTAAGCGCCAACTTCGTCGCAATACATTAAGCTTTGTCTTCGAACCCAATGACAAATTAACGCGAGATAATTTGAAGGCAGTAGTAGATAATTTCTTAAGTGATTTGATCGTTAAGCGCGGTCTTTATGACTTTGCAACAGTCTGCGATGAGAGCAACAATACGCCGGATAGGATTGATAGAAACGAGTTGTATATAGACGTGGCAATTAAGCCAGTCAAGGCGGCAGAATTTATCTACATCCCAATCCGCATCGTATCAACGGGTGCACAGATATAAAATATCATTTTTATCATAATGAAAAATCAAAAGCTCCGCAAGGGGCTTTTGATTTTTTAGCTCTTCTAAAGCACCAACTGATAAATATTAGGAAATAAAATAATACGGAGTTTAATATGGCAACAATTAATGACACAGGTGTCCCTGAAGTAGGTACTGGTATTTTACAGCCCAAATTGAAGCACAAATGGCGTGTTACATTTGCAAACTTGGGTGGCGGCGTTGATTCACAACCTCTCAGTTTTCAAGCAACAGCAATATCAAGACCAAATTTGTCATTCCAAGAAGTCGAATTACATCGTTATAATTCTAAATCGTGGATTGGAAGTAAACATACGTGGGAAACATGTTCAATAACTGTTGAAGATGATGTTACCGGAACAGCAACACAGATTATCCAAGAACAAATGCAGAAGCAACAATGGTTGATAGGTGCAGAAGGTCCATGGCTAGGCTCTGCTGGCGAGGGTTCACTTTATAAATTCGTAACGTATCTTGACATGTTAGACGGACGTGAACAAGTTATTGAGCAATGGACATTAGAAGGCTGCTGGATTCAAGCATGTAATTGGAATGAACTTGATTATTCAAACGGAG